AATACTGCCTACTTAGTTGATGACCTTGTCTACAACGGTGTAAGCACATATATTGCTGTTGCTGACTTCACATCAGATGCTACTGACTTTGAAAATGATACCGACTGGGAGTTACTCTCACTTGGTGCTGACACACTACCTAGCCAAGCAGGAAATGATGGCAAGTTCCTTTCAACAAATGGAACTAGTGCTGTTTGGGCTGATAGTGGAACTTTAGATTCTTTGACTGTCAATGATGGTCTTGAGGTTCTTGGAGATGTTCTTTCTCGTGGAAATGTAACTGTATCCTCTAGAGCAATAAACGTTACTAACAAAATTAAGACTAATAACGTAGCAACTCTTACAACAGATGGAAACCACTATTTTGATGTTAGCGATTCTGTTTTTGTTTTTATAACAGGTGGAGATGTAGATTTTGAAGGAACATATTCAATTACCTCAGTTCCTACAGACACAACATTTACATATACTAAGGCTGGAGCAAACGTAGGAACTTCTGCTACTACTGGAACTGCAACTGTAACTGGAAATATTTCTACTGCTGGAACTTTGGCTGCAACTGGAGCCGCAACACTAAGTTCTACATTGGCGGTAACTGGAGATACAACAGTTGGCGGAGATTTGTATGTTGGAACTGGCGCAGCGGCATATGAAACCTCTGCTACTCTAACAGACACAATTGCTGTTGGTGCTGGAAATGCTAATGCGTTTGTTCAGTACTCAATTACAAACTTAAACACTGGAGCCGAGGCTTCAACAGACTTTATTGCCTATGCTGACAACGGAGATAATGACTCTGGTTGGATTGACATGGGTATCACATCAAGCACATTTGATGCTGCAATCTTTGGAATTACAGGAAAGAATGATGGATACATCTTCATGTCTGCTCCTGCTCCAACCGCAGCAAACGTGTCAAACAAGGCTCTTACATCTAACGTAGTAACACTAACAACAAGTGCTGCTCATGGTTTTAGTACTTCTGATTCAGTAACAATTACTGGTGTGGATGCAACATTCAATGGTGTCTACACAATCACAGGAACTACATCTAACACATTTACATATGCTAAGACTGCGGCTAACGTAGTTAGCGCTGCTGTAAGCCCTGTTGGAGTTGCTACTCGCTACACAGGTGCAGGTAACTTGGTATTGGCAACGGATGCAAACGGCTCTGAGAATAAAATTATTTTTGCAGCAGGTGGCTTGGAGTCTGCTAATGAGCAGATGAGCATTACTCCTGACCAAAACGTTCACATTGAAATTGCTACAGCCTCAACAAATGCCACAACTGGTGCTTTGACTGTTGTTGGTGGTATTGGCAGCAACGGTGATGTTTCAATCAACGGAACATTCCGCTCTGAAGATCCAATCTTTGTTGGAACTGGCGCTGAAGACTTTGAGACAAACGGAACTCTAACAGCAGCAATGATGGTTATTAATAACTCTGATAACACTGCTTCAAGTTCATTCTCTCAGATTGCTTTCCGCAACGCTGATGCAACATCTTCAACCGACATCATTGCCTATATGGACAATGGTGATGACAGCAATGGTTGGATGGGAATGGGTATCGCAGGTTCTGCCTTTGACGATACTACATACGGAATTACTGCTCCTGGAGATGGCTACATCTTCCACAACGCAATCAATGCTGCTTACACAGGAAATATGGTGTTTGCTACTGGCGCTGAAGGCTCAGAGAACAAACTTGTCTTTGCAGCAGGTGGTTTTGATTCTGGTCTAACCCAGATGGAAATTACACCTGGTGTCAACGTACACATTGAAATTGCAACCCCTTCTACCTCTCCTACAACTGGAGCGCTGACTGTAGTTGGTGGCGTTGGTATCTCAGGTGACTTGAATATTCAAGGTAACGTAGATATTGAAGGTACTATCGTATTCGGTGGTGCTGGTACAACTGTAGAGACAGCAAATCTCTCAGTATCTGACCCATTCATCTTCGTAGGTGCTGGAAACCCAGCAGATATTCTTGACCTTGGCCTCTTGTCTGAGCGCTCAGTCACAGTTTCTGCAATTACAGAAACAGTTACAAACAAGGCTCTTACAAATAACGTAGCAACAATTACAACTACTGGCTCACACACATATCGTGTTGGAGATACTGTTGTGGTTGCTAGCGTTGACGCTACATTTGATGGAACATACGCAATTACTGGTGTAACTTCAAATACATTTACATATGCTAAGACTGCGGCTAACGTTGCTTCAGCGGCTGATACTGGTACAACAAGCGTTGAAAAGCGTCGTGTCTATGACGGTATTGCTCGTGATGCTACAGATAACGTAGTCAAGTTCTTCCAGAACCTTGTAGTCAAGCCAACTTCAACAGTTGACTTTGCTGAGGCTGGAGTTACTTACGCAGACATCAAGGTAGATGATATTGATGCTGACGCAATCACTGGAACTGGCAACCTAACAATTGCTACAGACAAGTTGATAGTAAACGCTGCAAGCGGTGCTGTAACTGTGGCTAACACCTTTAGCGTAACTGGTGTGTCAACTCTTAACGGAGGAATTAACTCTTCTGGAACTGTAAACTTTACAGGTGGAGCATCATTTAGCGGAACTACAGATGTTCAGGAACTTCGTGAAACTGTAGCCAACCCAAGCATTGCTTCTAACGCAGCAACTCTTGACTGGACAACAGGAAACATTTTCTACACAGATGCTTCTGGCGCTGGTGCAAGCATTACTTACAACGTTACAAACGTGCCTACAGATGTCAATAAGATTATGACAATCAACATCTTCCAAGTACAAGGTTCAACAGGAAGAATTCCTGGAGCCTTCCAAATTGATGGTTCTGCTCAAACAATTAAGTGGGCGGGCGGTTCTGCTCCAACCCCTACATCTAGTGCTGGTAAGATTGATGTCTTCTCCTTCTCAATGCATCGTCTTGCTGGTGGAACTTGGAACGTTTACGGATCTTCTTCACTTAACTTCTAATAGGCTAGATAAGGAAAAACAAAATGCCATTTATTAGTAGCATAAGAGGCTCTTTTGGTCCTCAAGGGCGCTCTGGATCAAGAGCACTTGCTGCCCTTAGTGCTTCAACTGGCGGAACAATTACAGAAGTTGGCGAATATCGAATACACACATTTACAACAGTTGGTACATCAACATTCACCGCGAGTGCTTCTGGAAACGTTGAGGTTTTAGTTGTTGCAGGCGGTGGTGCAACTGGATACTCTGAATATCATAATGGCGGTGGGGGTGCTGGTGGTCTTTCTTATAAAGCATCTCACGCTGTTACTGCTACTGGTTATTCTGCCGTAGTTGGCGCTGGAGGAACTGGAGCCCAGGCATATAGCGCAGTACCAGGAAATGGAGAAAACTCTTCAGTTTTTGGAATTACCTCTAATGGAGGCGGTAGAGGAGGATATTATTCTACCACACCTGGTGCAACAGGAGGCTCAGGTGGTGGTGGTGCTGAAAACGGTGTTAATTCTTCTTGGCCAGCAGGAGGTACTAATCAAGGAAATACTAATGGCGCTACAGGTTACGGAAATCCTGGTGGTAATGGTAATGTTACTAACGTATCAGGAGCAGGTGGTGGAGGCGGTGCTGGTGGTGCTGGACAAATAGGAGTTGGAGACTCACGAGGTGGTCATGGTGGTGCAGGTCTTAGTTATAGCATTTCTGGTTCATTAGTTGCCTACGCAGGCGGTGGTGGAGGAGCCAATCATGGAGGAAATACTAATAGCAATAACGGTGTATTCGGCGGTTTAGCAGGAGGAGGCAAAGGTTGGTACAGTAATTCAAATGGTCCCGCTAATAATTCAAATGGAACTCCTAATACTGGTGGCGGCGCAGGAGCATATGAACGGGCTGACCTTAGACCTGGCGCAAATGGCGGATCAGGTATTATAATTATTAGATATTTAAGGTTTGCTTAAATATAGTAGAAAAGAAAGATAATTGAGATTCAAAACGACGCATAACATATTTAAAGATTTTGGTGAACACTTTGACCCTAACTGGATGGATTCAAATTCACTAATACTTCCTCCTAAAAAAGAATGGGATTATAAACGCCCAATGCAAATAGAAGATGTTGATTTATGGGAAGTAATATATGAACAAGGCGGAGCCGTTGGAGTCTATGCATCTTGGAACCCGTATGCAGAGTTTTATATGATTAGGGTTGGTTGGTTTTTAGAACAGCAAGGACATGGGGCAGAGGTTTACTATGGACCAGGTTCTATGAAAAAGGTAATGAAACGGATGAACGAAATGGGAATCCCATACGCAGTAAATAAAGTTTGGGTTGAGCCAGAGGATATGCCCCTTTATATGGAGTAGATGTTGTAGACTACGAAATGACGAAAGAGGTTTGACAGATGAAAGTAGCAGTGTATACAATTGCTCTCAACGAAGAGCAGTTTGTTGAGCGTTGGTACAACTCGGTAAAGGACGAAGCAGACTATTTGCTTATCGCTGATACAGGGTCAACTGATGGCACGGTGGAAAAAGCCCGTGCCCTAGGTATCAATGTTGTTTCTATTTGGGTAAAACCTTGGCGCTTTGATCAAGGCAGAAACGCATCTTTGGCTTTAGTTCCACCAGATATGGATTACTGCATCCCTCTAGATATGGATGAAATTATGCTTCCAGGTTGGCGTGCTGAACTTGAGAAAGCATTTGAAGCAGGAGCAACTCGTCCACGTTATAACTACATCTGGAATTGGAATGATGATGGGACTCCTGGGCTTACTTTTGGTGGAGACAAGATTCACGCACGTCAAGGGTATTTTTGGAAACATCCTGTACATGAAATTTTAACTACAGATAGACTAAAAGAGGTTCAATATTGGACTAGCGCAACTATGGAGCATCACGCAGACAATACTAAGTCTCGTGGACAGTATTTAGGGTTGCTCAAAGCATCTGTAGATGAAGGTCCTACAGATGATAGGAATGCTTTTTATTACGCTAGAGAATTATTTTTCTATAACAAATTCACTGAAGCAACAGCAGAGTTCAAACGTCATCTATCTCTTCCTAACGCCCGTTGGGCACCAGAGCGTGCTGCCTCTATGCGCTACTTAGGAAAAATAAATAAAGAAGAAGCAGAGTTGTGGTTTACCTTAGCGGTAAGAGAAGCACCAGGCAGACGTGAGCCGCATATTGATTTGGCTAAGCACTACTACGGCACTAGTGACTGGAAACTTTGCTATGAGCACGCAAATACTGCTTTAGCAATAAAAGAAAAACCTTTAGAGTATCTCTGTGAGGCTGAAGCGTGGGGATTTACTCCATATGATTTAGCATCGATATCTGCTTACAATTTGGGAATGTACAAAGAGGCGTATGAAAACGCTGTAAAGGCCCTTGAATTAGGACCTGAAAAAGATAAAGAAAGACTAATAGCAAACCTATCCTTCTGCGAGGCAAAACTAAAATGACAACTAATGACTATCCAAACTGGTTTACTACCAATGGTGCTTCTCAAAACTTTGCATCTCATCTGTATAAGTTCAAAGATGTAAAAGTAGATTTTCTTCAACTAGGAGCCTACACAGGGGATGCCACCAAGTGGCTCTTTGAGAATGTTCTTACACACCCAGAATCAACTTTGACAGATGTTGATACTTGGGAAGGCTCTAACGAAGAAGAGCATAAGGAGATGAACTGGAAAAGCGTTGAGTCTGTCTATGATGAGAAAAACTCACAGTGGCTTGCTGAAGGCAGACTTGTTAAAAAGAAAATGACTACAGATGAATTTTTTGCATCCAACGACAAACAATTTGACTTTGTTTATGTAGATGCTGACCACACAGCAATGGCTGTTCTCAAGGACGGAATTCACGGATATGACTATCTAAAAGTTAATGGAATTCTTGCTTTTGATGACTACAGATGGGGCCCTCATCTACCAGTAAAAGATAGACCTCAGGCTGGTGTAGATGCTTTTAGAGTCGCTCATTGGAACAAGACATCGCTGCTAGAGGCTAATCAACAGGTTTGGTTGAAGAAGATTTCTTAGCCTTACGATTCTTCTTTAGTTTTTCCTTTTGTTGTTTAGCAAGTTTTTCTGCTCGCTCAGTCTTGTATGCTTCAACAGCATTGGCACTAGTACGACTGCGCCAAGCAAATCCACACTCAGTACAAGTAACAATCTTTGCTGTAGTCCAGCGACCAGTTGTGTCTAGTTGCGCAATAGAAGTTTCTAGTTTGTTTGGTCGTGCTGTGCAGTACGGACAATTTGGGAACCTGCGTCGTCTTGTTTCTTCTCCAAGATATGAAACAGAAAGAGTTCTACGAATTTCAACTTCATCTTTTCCTCCCCAGATTCCCCAGATTTGACGATGCTCAAGAGCCCACTGAAGGCACTGTGATCTCACAGGGCAGGAGAAGCAGAGGTTCTTAGCCGTATATTTTTGGGAGAAATCTTGGGAGAAAAAGTGATCTATGTATGTTCTATTTTCTGGGAGAGCACATAGGGCGTTACGTTGCCACTCTAAGTTGTTTACAGGTTTCCACACATATAGAACTCTACACTAATAGTCTATAAAACTATCGACTAAACACACTATTATTTATTTATCTATTTCAGCCCAAGTTACTGGCTGTATGTTCTCCAATATATCACCATAATCACTTTCTCCAAATTCATCACAGGCAATAAGTTCAAAATCAGCCTCTAGGACTCCAGCCCACCCACTACTAACAATTCCTTTTTCTACAGCCTTGAAAGCGTCTCCTAGGCCGTCACAAACCCCATCTCGTTGAAGGGCAGAGGCTAAAGCACGTTTGACTAACTCATTTTCAATATCAATATGATCTATCGTGTAATACACAATTGACTCTGGGTTTTGAAAAGAATAGCCAGAACCATCCCACTCAATCCATAACTCTTGTCCTGGTCTTGCGTCTTTTGCCACTAGCGTCCCTACTATTCGTCGTCTATAACATTGTCAAAATTGAACTCAAAATTCTTTGATGAATCTTCATCAAAAAAGTAAACCGTCTGCGGGTCTACTAGTGTATATATTCCAGCAATAGTAACTGTTCCGCACATACAGCAGATTTCTACAGACCCGTGATTTATAATCTCTGGGCTATCCACTCCCACTAACTTCATTAGGATACTTCCAGATTCGTTCATACTCTCTGGTTCCCAGCGGGCGTGCTCGTCTAGCCAGCACATCTCGCACATTGCCATAGGTACTTGAACAGGTTCGGCTGCCATAGAACAATTCTAGTTCCTTTTAGTATCCTAGATTTGCTGCCACGCCATCAACATTTATACCTTTACGCCTTCTAATAACATTTCTTTCCTGAGGCGTAAGACCACCCCAGAAGCCAAAAGATTCGTGCTTTATGGCCCACTCAGCGCATTCAGTTGAGTGGACACACGACTTACATATTTGCTTCGCTACAGTGTAGTCTCCAACAGAGACAACAACAGACCTGTCATCTTTGTCTTCTAAGTAGAAGAACTCGACTCCAACTTCAGCGCACAACGGTTGATTAAAAGTCCAAGGCTCTTTAGCCACGAAATACCTTCCCCAAGCATTCGATTACTTATTTTTGTTTTCAAGCGCTCCTACTTCGTAGCCACAACCTGCGTAGCCAGCAATATCAATCCATGTGTCTGGTTGATATCCAGATTTAGATGCGTAGCGGGCAACCTTTAGCCCAACCATCATCATTGCTACATCTTCATTGCTTATGGGGATTCCTAAAATTACAGACCAAATCTTTGCTGTTCTTTCAAAATTATCTTCTGGTGCTCCATACTGCTTATTGCGGTCACTAGAAATAATCTTTGCTGCTTCTCTGAGGGCCTCAACCCGCAGAGGATTTTGTTCTGGAACTGAACTATCTGTTGTCATCTTTTATCCTCGCTATAACTTCTACTTGGTAACTCTTACTTTTTTCTGCGTCAGTAACAGTTGTTTCATAGTTGACGTACCTTAGCGGGTCTTCAGAGTCGTTGTCTACAAATGCTGAAATCTTTTCCGTAATTGTGTTCAGTATTTCTTCCTTATTGTCAGCAAGAAAACCAAACTTGTAAGTAATAGATTTCATTGCTATACCAGTTTCTCTAAGTTTTCTGGCTTGAAGTGTGCTCCATCTATAACAGGGGTCTTTCCATCATTTGTTTTTACAATGATGTCTCCGTATCGAACACCAACAACTCTGCCTCTACGGCCATTCATTGCTGATTTTCCAGAGTCTTCATCAAAAGCGTTGTACATAACTCTGACAGTGTCAGCAACTTTAATTGCTCCCGCCTGAGCCTTTACCCACTTCTCGTTTTTATCCTCTGGCACTAAAGCATGACCTAGAGCAAGTTTTCCAAAAATATCAACAATATCTTTAGAGTTGTTTACTTTCATAGACTTGTTCTTTTCTTTAATCTGTTCCCAGACTTCCAATAATTTGAGTACAGAGTCGCCTACAGCCTTTTTAGTTTTGTTCTGAGTAAGTTGTTCTTTTACCCAGTCCATATCTGTGTCGGACATTTTTCCTCCTTTTAGGTTGTGTATGTTTTTTGGAGCAATACATTGCCCAAATTTTCCTTGACCTTAGACCAAGAAGGCAATGT